GTATGATTTTCAAGGGCGCATTGTGTGGACAGGTAACGCAACCCTACAAAAAATGTTTTTACATTGTCAGACCTTGGTTGAACAAGTGGGAGGCAACATTTAATGAGTAACGAACTTAATAAAGGGCAATGGCTACAGCTCGATGCCGTGGAACCTTCACTGTTCCTGCACTATTCCGAAGTATGTAGCTCTGTAATATCTGAGGAGTTACTGACCGAGCCAGGCACTTTAACTTTATCAGGCGGTTCGACGCTGTTTGGCGAACCTATTACAGATCAAAGCGATACTTCATTATTGACATAAAGGAGCCAGTAGCCCAGAATAGGAGATTCCGCTATGCCTAAGATTACCGACCTTCAATCTTTTTCAGGGACTTTGAGCAGCACGGATGTGCTTCCGGTCGTAAATTCTTCGGTTACTAAGAAAATAGCTATTTCAGAACTTCGTGGGAATATTCTATCCAGCGGTTCAGTGTCCTCTCAGCAACTTTCAACTTCGTCGGTGACGACCGATAAGATTGCCGCCCGCACCATTACCGGAGCTAAAATTGCTCTCGGCACAATTCTCCCTGAAAATCTTGAATCTCGTACCGGGCTTACCGCGGGCTCTTACGGCTCTAATAGCGCAGTCCCAACATTCACTGTAAACGACCAGGGGCTTATTACTGCAGCTGGCTCTACAAGCCTTCGTCAGCAGGTGAGCGCCAATGTCTTTCAACCGTACAACACTCAAACGGTTGTTCTCTTTAAGACTACTCACGCCATGACCATTAATACGGCCGTCACAACGACGTTTGGTTCTGGCTCTGCCACAATCACACTTACCCCAGCACTCGCTAACGGCACTGTGATTGCCGCCGGCACAAGCGTCACCGCCACTTTTTCAAATCTCTCAGGCACCGTTGCCAACGCGACAATCTCATTTGGGTACACGAGCTAACGCTATGATGGTTAGCATCGTCGATAGCGCGACCTTCAAGTTGGATATTGGCACAGCTAATACCAATTCCTACAACCTTAATTTACGCACATTGTTTGAAACTCAGTATCCTTATGTGGGTTCTGGAGCAACCGTAGAGTTTACTGTCCTTGGAAACATTGGAAGCACCTCCACAAGCACTTACTCTTTGGAAACAGGGTCTTGGCCCGCCGGATCAAATATCAAACTTATCCTACCCGCAACAAGCGGAGGCACTACAAACAGTCCCGCGAACGGAATTATAGCTGGAAAGGGAGGCTCTGCTTCTTTTAGTGGTTGTTGCGATCAGCAAGGCCAGGCCGTTTATTCTGAGCAGGGCGGTCCCGCAATCCTTTTGAGTTACCCGCTCACCATTCAAAATAGCGGTATTATTGGTTCTGGTGGCACTGGTGGTCACGGCATTACGCAAAACCGAGACAACCCTACCGCTGGCGACGGGGGCGGAGGAGCAGGCATTGACCCCGGTTACAGTCAGGCTAGGGGGCGAAATTACCGGGGTGCCGCCGTGTATAGTTCTTATTTGGTTGGCGGAGAAAGCACCGGAGTATTCGGGGGCAATTTAGGCTCAGGTAACGGCTACATTGGGACTTCATACGCAATTGTTGCACAGGGTAACGCCCTTACAGTCACAGGAAGCGGTCAACTTTTAGGAGGCACTAACTAATTATGGCTCTATTAGCATCTACACTCCCAGCCGGTACAAAGTACGCAACCCCGCAAGAGTTGCTGTCTTTGTTTGCCGAGAACCTTTCTGTCCCAGCTTCGGACGCCAGCGTATTTGTTCTCAGTACAACGGCCCCGAACGATCAGTCCAAGATCTGGCTGGATTCTTCCACAGCCAATCCAACTCTGAAGATTTATAACGGCGGGTGGATTTCTATCAGCGCTCAGAACACGTTTACCAGCGGGTTTACTGTTTCGGGCGGTAATGTTCGGTTGGTCAACCCATCTCTTTCAATCGACAACACAGGCACGTATGCCGGTCGAGTGGGTATTGGAACAGAGACGCCTACAACAAAGTTGGATGTGGTTGGGGCGATTAAAACCGACACATCTGTAACCACCCCCGCATTGATTCACCCCACGAGTGGGACTTTAGCAATAACTGGCGGTCTTTCTACGACCGGCGGTATCACCATGTCGAGCGGAAGCCTTAGCATTACGGCCGGGGCTATCACTGCGTCGGGTAATATTACCTCCTCTGGCGGTACAGTTTCAGCCACAGCGATCAATGTTGGAACAGGCGCGATTACGGGCGGTTCACTTTCCCTGACGGCTGCTTCGATCAACTCGGCTGGGTTGCTGACGGCTGCCAACATTACGACTACCGGTGTCCTTACCGCCGGAAGCGTCGTGCTTCCTTCTGCCACAACCTCAACAACTTCAGCCTCTGCAGGCGGCGGACCGTCGTTGCCGGCCACTGCGGTTGGTTGGCTACACGTAACAATCAACGGGACGGTTAGAAGGATTCCTTACTATCCGACTGTCTAATGACATTTGGCGAAATCAAATCAGAAATTGCGCGGGTAGTTGATAACGGAGTTCCGTCAACGGATGCTCGCGTTGTTCAGCGTGTAAACCAGGCTCAACGCCGTCTGCATGCGATTCGTGCATGGCTTGGGGCGGTAGCCAAGTACAAGGTCGATGTCACCTCAGGCGTGTTTACGCTGCCCTCACAACTAGAGTCAATTGTTCGTGTTGCCAAAAACAACAACGCAAACCTGGCTTCTGGCAATGTGCTGCTTTGTGACAATGCGTACGTGTTCATTCACGACGATGGGGATCTCGTACCTTTAAACTTTGAGCCCATCGGCTCCACAGCCAACGTCATTCAATTTAGAATTGATTCATCAGTAAGCCCAGCTCCTACAAGCGTCATTGTTACTGGCAAAAAGAAAATGGACGATGTTGAGAACGATGCAGATGAACTAATTATTGCAGACCTTGAAGCCCTTAAGTTGATGGTCCTTGCGTTGTGGCGTGAAGAAAACAACCAGGTCGACATGGCTACGAGTCTCCAAGCTAAAGCTGTGGAGCATCTGGCTTACAAAACCGATATGTCGGTTGAAGAGGCGCGTCGGCTCGTTTATCAATCCAAGCTCTCAACCCATGCCGTCGGCACAATGGGATATGTTCGAGCCAAGCTCGGCTTGGATCTCGAGTTCGGTATCAAGCTTGAGGACGCCAAGCTGTTCGACATGGTCAACAAGGCTCAAGACCTTCTGATCACCAAAAAGCGGCTCTTACTTTCTTCTTTGCGCTACGGCGTAAAGGATGGGCTGACTCTTCCGACCTACAGTTACATTGTTTCTGATACAGCTGTACTTCCTGTATCCAACTACCAGATCGTGAAACTTGCGGTGCTGGCTTTAACAGCTCTTTCACTATCATCCAAAAATGCACAGCTCAGCCTGGAGCAAGCGGCAAAGTTTGAAGCCGAGGCCATTAAGATGTTGGAAGAAGAGCTCAGCGTAGAGCTTGAGTCCAAACGGCACGGAACCTACACAACGGCTTTGTCGACCGCCATCCCTGGAACTCTTGGGTATATGAAAGCTCGTTTTGCTCTTGAGGCTCCGAATGGGTTGAGGTTGTCTGACTCAGAATTGACTCGCTTCATTAATCAAAGCGAAGAGCAGTGCATGCGGATGGGCACTTTTGTTGGCACGATCAAAACCTATACGCTTACAATCGACCAGACGGATGGTCTTGTTTACGTACCCAACGACGTTGAAGCTATCCTGGGCGCAACTTTTAACGGATATCCGATCCCGGTGTACGACGAGTTTTATGATTTCAAGGAAAACGGACCTGGCTATCAGCAGGTCGATATTGACTCTAATAATACCGCTAATTTAACCGCCTCGCCCTGTATGGTCGCGAGAGGGGAGACCCGGGTGAACAACGTCCAATACCGCGCTTACTTTGTTCGCGGTAACTGGGCCAATAGCTCTTATGTCCGTCTCCTGGTCAAGAAGCGTCCGGTCTACAAAACCAATGACAGCGATGTTATGAGCATCAAGAACTATCCAGCAATTTTCAATATGGCTTTGGCTGCTCTCACAATTACCAGCAACGTTGAGCAATCAGCTATGCATGAACAGAAAGCTCTTATGCTTCTGCGTGACGAGCTACGGGAATCCAAGACAGGGGAACACCATTCGATCCGCGTTCAGGCTCAGAATTTCTCACTAGGCGGAGTCATTCCGATCATATGAGCGAAGTAATCACCCCAGTAACAGTCATTGGAGATTCAGCTATCGGGGGTACAGCCACCGTTGATAGCGGTGATATCGCCGTAGTGGCTGGAAACCTTTCTTCGATCGATGTTGTCTCAAACAATATCGGTAGCGTTTTAACGAACGCGACAAATATAGCCTCGATCAACACAGTTTCGGGAAGCAATACGCAAGTTGTAAACGTTTCGAACAACATGACCAAGGTTCAAACCGTTTATGACAAGCTTGGTGAGCTAAACCGGTACTACACAACCTTTATAGGGACTAGCGCGACAGATCCAACGCTTCGCCTGGACGGGTCGGCAGTTCAAACAGGGGACCTGTATTACTCGACCTCAATGCCCGGCATGAAGGTTAAGACAGCTTCGGGGTGGGAAGCTTCTGGATCTGGCATCTCAGGATCTTTTAAGTTTTCAGCCGGGTCAGCCGCAGCTCCATCCATTACAACTTTTGGGGACGAAGATACAGGCGTGTATTTCCCGGCAGCCAACACAACAGCTTTAACGACAAACGGAGTCGCCCGCCTTAGCGTCGGACCTACTGGAACAGTCACAATAGGGGGAGATACTTCGTTAAATACTTTTTCAGTATCTGGAGCCAGCACTTTTACAACTGCTCCAATTGTTTCTTCGACTACCGCTCTGCAAGCCGTCTTTACAGGATCCGACAAATCTCTGGTCTCTAATGCTATTACTGGCACGGGGAACGTAGTCATGTCAGCTTCTCCGACTTTAACCGGCACGATAGCAGGGGCATCTCAGACATTATCTGGGACCTTGGCCGTCACCGGAGCAATTACGGCTACAGGTGGCGTAACTGGAAGTGTGACTGGAAACGTTACGGGGAATGTAACTGGAAACGTATCTGGTTCTGCTGGCTCTTGTACGGGTAACGCCGCTACGGCTACGGCCCTGGCTACCGGACGGACAATCGGGATTACGGGCGATGTCTCTTATACATCTGGCTCGTTTGACGGCACTGGTAACGTTACTGGTACGGCAACCCTGGCTACAACGGGTGTCTCTGCGGGTAGCTACGGAAGCACTTCAGCTATTCCTTCCATTACGGTTGATGCCAAGGGAAGGGTTACTTCGATCTCAAACAATGCGATCACGGTAGCTGCCGGAGCCGTCGGGGGTGGAACTGATAGAATTTTCTGGGAGAATGATCAAGTTGTGACGACGAGCTACACACTAACTTCAAACAAGAACGCTGTGACCGCTGGCCCGATCACCGTAAACACAGGAGTCACTGTAACAATCCCGACCGGCGGGGTTTGGACGGTGGTTTAATATGCCTATTTCAATCAACGGAACTGGAACGATTACAGGGGTATCAGCAGGGGGATTACCCGACGCATGTGTTACAGCTGCTGACCTAGCCTCTGGGGCAGCTCGCACTAACTTTGGTGCAGGTTGTATTCTGCAGGTTGTCCAAACTCCAGTAACAACTGGTTGGTCTACAGTAAGTACAAGTTTTGTAGATGTGACTGGGATGACTGCTACTATTACACCAGCATCAACATCCAGTAAGATACTTGTTTTAGTAGATGCAAAGTTTGGGTGCGGGAGTAATGCAACTGCAAAACTTGTTAGAAATGGTACAGACGTATATGTTGGAGATGCTGCTGGTTCTGCTACAAGTTCAAGTTTCCCAGATTTTTATAGTCCACAAGTGTTTAGCCTTGCACAGATGCTTTGCTATTTAGACTCACCAAACTCAGCAACAGCTGTAACTTATAAAATCCAAGCAAAAACATTTAGCTCATCGTATGTGCTTTATTTTAATGGGTCTTACGGAAACGCAACATCACAAGCCTACCACCTTAGAACAGCAAGTTCAATTACACTAGTGGAGATCGCAGGATGAGCCTCCTAAAAGCCAACTCAGTTCAAATCGGTCAGTCAGCAACTGCCACCCAAAACTTTACCCTTTCCGTCCCATCCTCACCCGATGGCACGATTAAGTTGGCGAGGGGCAATAGCGGTGCGACTACGCAGGATATTATTTCAGTTAGTTCGAGCGGCTCAGTTACGGTTAACAACCTTAATAATCAGTCATTCCGAAATCGCATCATCAATGGCGATATGCGGATCTGGCAACGTGCAACATCCTATAACATGACTGCATCTTGGGCGTATGGTTCTGTTGACAGGTGGATTTGCACAAGCAGCCCAAGTGCTAGTGGATTCTTTAACAGAAGCACATCTGTACCAACTGGTTTCCAATATTCAGTTCAGATGGGGCGTACAGCAGCAAGCACTGTCACAAGTCCAATTCAATGTGTACAGGCAATTGAATCGGTAAATTGCTATGGTCTACAAGGGCAAACCGTAACATTATCTTTTTGGGCTAGGGCAGGGGCTAATTTTAGCTCAAGTGGAGGCATTCTTTACTCGGGTATTGGGACTGGCACAGTAGCCGACCAAGCAGCAAGCGGTTTTTATTCATGGACTGGCAGTACTTTACAAGGACAAAACAATACACTTACCACAACATGGACACGCTATACCTACACTGCAACCATTGCTTCTGATGTATTAGAGGTTGGGATTGTCTTTAGTTACACTCCTACGGGCACTGCTGGTGCTGACGATTCTGTGTACATCACAGGAGTCCAACTCGAGTCAGGCTCAACCGCAACCGACTTTGAGCGTAGGCCGTATGGCACGGAGTTGGGGTTGTGTCAGAGGTATTTTCAGAAAACATACGATATTGAAACAGCACCAGCAACTGCAACAAACCTTGGAATGGTCTATGTTGGATCAACAGAGATC